ATAGGAGTAAACTGCACTAATGCCTGATGTAGATATAGATTTTTATGATAGAGATCAAGCATTGAAACTATTCAAGCACACACCTGCATCTATTATTAAAGACGACACAATTGAAAAACACAAGACAGGAGTTTACTTCCACAATATACCCACTGATCCTGTCTCTGGCTATTCTAGTTTAGATTACAAAAAAGCCGAAGATAGAGGCTATTTTAAAATAGACTGTCTAAACGTTAACATTTACAAAGCAGTTGAGTCTGAAGAAGAGCTAGTGAGACTGATGATTGAAGAGCCTGATTGGAATATGTTAAAAGACAAAACTATTGTGGATCAACTGTTTCATCTAAACGGTCATTATGATATTGTAGCAAAATTAGAGCCAAAAAATATTGAACAGTTGGCGGCAGTACTTGCAATTATTCGTCCAGCCAAAAGAAATCTTATGCACAAATATTGGCGAGACATATTGAAAGAAGTTTGGGTTAGACCCAAAGACGGCAGTTATTTTTTTAAAAAATCACACGCAGTGGCTTATGCTCAAGCGATTGTGGTACAGATGAATCTTATTAAAAAAGGTAAATATACCTTTAGTGTACAATCAGATAAAAAAGAAACTCACTAAAAATCTCAAATACAAAACAGTAGACCTGTCCTCCGATTACAACGCTGGAGTTGAATTAGCCAAGTGGTGTGATTATGTTAAAGATAACAAACGTGCTGTGAGAGTAAAGACTGAAAAAGATTGGATGACTGCTGAATTCTTAAAATGGTCTTTGCCTGAATGGCAAGGCATTTGGATTAAGAAAAAAGTTGAAATAAAATGGAATGCTAAACAGCGTTCTTTTTTTTTAACCTATATTAGATAGGTCGTCTCACTAATTGTATTGTTCTTCGCTTGATTCTTTTCTTCGCAATATCACTGAGACGCACACAAGGACCGTGTACAATTTCAATGTCTTTGGTTGCTAAAGATATTAGAGTAGTTCTAAAATAACTCCAATCACCTTTTAGGAAGATGTTGATCGGTATCTTACGATTAGATTCCCACCACCAAGTTTCTCCCAGTTTAAGATATTTCATTTTATCTTCCGGCATCATGATTCTACCGTAATCGTAGAAACTGGTTACCTGTGTATCTTGGTTGGATATTATACCCACATACTCCAGATCTCCTTTGCGTATGAGTGATAAGAAAGGAAATTTCTTTCCTAATGTTTCAAAAACTTCGTTCATGCTATTCAATAAATACTGTTAAATATGCTATATGCAAACAGTATCAAGGTATTTACTTACAAATTTGGTAATAGCCTATATAAATGGTTATCACGGAAGGAATTCTAAGGTGTACGACAGACGTTTAAAGATCTTTAGAGGTGTATCAAACCCTATCACTTTCACCTTTAAAAACGAGGATCAAAAGGCTCAAGACGTTACAAGCAAAACATTTGAGTTTGCTCTTATAGACACTACAAGTAAAAAAGCAGTGTTGACACGTACTCTAACCATCTTAGATGACGGATCTACGTTTGCAACCAAAGGCACAGCATCTGTTACTATAACGGATGGAGATCTACTCTCTTTGGATTCTAAGTTTTATGACTATTCTGTGAGAGAAGTGGTTACAACCGGTTCTAGCATATCGTATCAAGTTACCTATGCTGACACAGGATACAATTCAGCGGGCACAGTGGAATTAATAGATGGCGGATTCCCTTCTTTCGTTGCCAGCACAGAAGTCGGTTCTTTTACCAGTAACACCAGTAATAATCCATGGCCGTTACGATACACATCCAACGGTACCATACAGGCCTATCCAGGACAGAACAATAATGATGCTCTACACACTATCGCAGTATATACCACAGGATTTTCAGGCACATTAAAAATTCTAGGCACCATGGCAACCACACCTGCATCAGCAGATTTCTTCACAGTATCCACAATCACAGACTTACCAAGCACCGGAATAAAATATTACAACTTCACCGGTGTTTACCAATTTGTTAAATTCAGTTGGGACAATGCCGCTGGTAATACTGGAACGATTGACAAAATCCTATATAGACAGTAAAATATAAGGTATGAACCTGATCCAATCTACTATTCTGACATCGTTGCCTGCTGGCCGTAAAAAGACACCATCCGGTTGGACATCATTCAATGCACCTTGTTGTGTACACAACGGAGAGTCACAGGACAAAAAGAAACGTGGCGGAATCATGACCACAGCAGATGGCACACTGTCTTATCACTGTTTCAACTGTGGATACAAAGCATCATATGTAATTGGTAGACGTTTGTCAGGTAAAATGAGACAACTAATGAGTTGGTTGGGCATAGCAGATGATACCATTCGTAAATTGGCTATTGAGGCCATGCGTCATGAAGAGTCTGATATTAAATACGAAAAGAAAAAATTTGTAACATTTAAGAAAAAAGAACTACCCAAGAACACTCATCGATTAGAAGTTTGGCTGGAAAAATATGTTGCACAAGATCTAACAGAAACACAGTATCAAAGAATTGATTCTATCCTTAACTATCTTCGATCCAGAGGAGTTGATCCCTCATGGTATGATTTTATGTATTCCCCAGACGCAACATTTGATTTTAACAAAAGATTAATTGTTCCTTTCTATTGGAGAGGAGATATTGTGGGCTATACAGGAAGAATGTTTGAAGAATCTGACAAAGCCAAATATTTTACAGATGTTCAACCCGGCTATGTGTTTAATATGGATGCTCAAGATTGGTCAAGAAAATTTGTGTTGGTTACAGAAGGACCGTTTGATGCAATTACCGTTTCTGGTGTGAGCATACTGGGATCAGAGATAAATGATACACAGCGAGAGCTCATTGAAGGACTGAATCGTAGAGTGATTGTGGTCCCGGACCGAGACTCAGCAGGACAAAAACTAATAGATCAAGCCATAGAATTTGGATGGTCTGTAGCATTTCCAAAATGGCAAGATGAGGTTGCTGATGTGGCAGATGCTGTGTTAAAATATGGTAGACTGTTTACAATACAATCTATTTTAAAAACAGCAGAATCCAGCAAGTTAAAAATAGATTTGAACAGAAAGATTTATGGCTGAATACACATTTGACGTACAAAAACTTTATATAGAAATGCTACTAGCAGATGCAGAGTCATTTGCTAGATCACAAAATATATTTGATCCAAAATCATTTGATAGAAAACTGCAACCCATTGCCGAGTTTATCAAAAACTATGCAGAAGAATACAAGATACTGCCAGAAGTAGACCAAGTCAATGCAAAATTTGATACCAAATTAAAAACAGCCAAAGATCTAGATCCATCACACTTTGCTTGGTTGCTAGATGAGTTTGAAACATTTTCCCGACACAAAGCACTAGAACGTGCAATACTTGAATCAGCAGATCTACTTGAAAAAGGTGATTATGGTCCTGTTGAAGACAAGATCAAAGACGCAGTCAATATTGGATTGACTCGTGATATGGGTACAGACTACTTTGAAGATCCAAAAGGTAGATTGGAGCGATTAAAGAACTCCAACGGTCAGATCAGCACAGGGTGGGCCAATCTAGATAAGAAACTGTTCGGTGGATTTAACCGAGGCGAACTAAACATTTTTGCAGGCGGATCAGGTGCAGGTAAAAGTTTGTTCCTACAGAATCTTGCTATCAATTGGGCCACTGCTGGCTTGAACACTTGCTACATCAGTTTTGAATTAAGTGAAGCATTGGTTGCGATGAGAATGGATGCAATGATCACAGGCATACCCACTCGTAAGGTGTTTCCAGAAATTGAAAATGTTGAGATGAAAGTCAAGATGTTGGCTAAAAAATCAGGTAATCTACAGATCAAATATCTTCCATCAGGTAGCACTATATTGGATGTGAGAGCATATGTTAAAGAACTTGAACTAAAGACTAAAAAGAAAATGGATTGTATACTGATAGATTACTTGGATCTTATGATGCCAAAATCTAAAAGAGTATCTCCAGCAGATCTGTTTATCAAAGACAAGTATGTGTCAGAAGAGATCAGAAACTTTGCCACAGAACACAATCTAATGTGTTGTACAGCATCACAGTTGAACAGAGCATCTGTAGAAGAGATCGAGTTTGATCATTCACACATAGCAGGTGGACTATCCAAAGTACAAACAGCAGACAACGTGTTTGGTATATTCACATCCAGAGCAATGAAAGAGCGTGGCAGATATCAGATACAATTTATGAAGACCAGATCGTCCAGTGGTGTTGGACAAAAAATAGATTTAGAATTTGATGTGGATACATTGAGAATTAGAGACCTAGCAGAAGACCAAGAATATCAACAATTCAAAAAACAATCATCTACAATCTATGATTCACTCAAACAGAAAAGCAAAGTATCTGCAGAACCTAAAGAGCTAGATCCCACTCGAGGAGATGATGTAGGCAAAGTAAAAGCCACCGTGGAAGGTGGCAAGTTAAGACAATTGCTTAACGAATTACATTCCGATGAAGAACAGTAATGATATCAATTTCATCTACGAGAAATTAAGTAAAACCTATCCACAATATTCTAATCAAAAACCCAAAGCCAAAATTTATTCTAAAGCCTATACCAGTTTAATAGGTGTGATGCTTTCGGCTCAATCGCAAGACAAAAGAACTGCTGTGGCTTGTAGACAACTATTTGCGTTGGCTGATACTCCAGAAGACATGATAAAATTAACTAGAGAAGAAATTATAGAAGCCATTAGACCTGCAGGATTACACAATGCAAAAAGTAAAAATATACTAGCAACTAGCAGAATGCTTTTAGAAAAATTTAACGGTCAAGTGCCGCAAACACAAAAAGAATTAATGACATTACCAGGTGTTGGTCGTAAAAGTTCTGACATCGTTATGAGATTCGTTTGGGGACAACCACATATTGCAGTAGACACTCATGTGTTTAGATTGTTATGGAGACTAGGATGGGCAGACAATCTTAACGAAGCCAAAGCCAGTATTACAGTTAATAATACAACGCCTGAACCATACAAATATGGTGCTCATATGTGGTTAATTACACACGCAAAATTGGTCTGTAGATCCAGTTCACCTGGCTGTCAAAACTGTGTGATACGAGCAGTGTGCGATCAACGAGATCTTACGGTTCCAAAAAGCAAACTTAGACAGCACCAAAAAACCACAGCCTAATTTTCAAGCCAGATAATTAATATTGCTCAAGGCACTAACAGGCAAACATAGGCATGAAACAAGACAAAGAACTGAACGACATAACTAGGCTATACGATAGATTTATTAGGCAATGCCCAGGCACAGAAGAATACACGCAAAGGCTCGCTGAGGAAACTCGTATTATCCTTCAACTACGTTTCGTAGACTATTTCATCCAAATATGTGACATACTAGCAATTACGAGAGATATCACCCATATGACTCGTGGTTCTGCTGGTTCGTCTCTCGTCTGTTATCTACTTGGCATAACAGATGTGGATCCTGTGAAGTGGGGCATACCTATTGCACGATTCTTAAATCCTTCTAGAGATGACTTACCTGATGTAGATATTGATTTCCCTCATTATCGTCAAGAAGAAGTCATGAACAGAATCTTCAAACATTGGCCCGGACGCTCGGCTCGTATATCAAATTACGTGCTATTCAAAGATAAATCAGCTCGGCGTGAAGCGGCCAAACGTTTGGGTGCAAAAGGTAAACTCCCTCGCAGGTTCACATATGAATCGGTTGGCGTAGATCCAGTAGAAGCCAAAAGGATTGAACGCAAACTGATGGGCAAGAAAAGATGTATATCAAAACACTGTGGAGGCATATTGATGTTTACAAGACCATTACCAAAAAGTTTATTCACAGCAGAGAATCAAATACTGCTGGACAAAAATGAAGTTGAAGATCTAGAACACCTTAAAGTTGACATACTGGCCAATAGAGGACTAAGTCAACTGTTAGAGATTGATCCGGTTACCCGATTAACCGATTATCCAGCCGACGACAAAGCCACTGCTGACCTATTATGTCGAGGAGATGTGCTAGGAGTTACTCAGGCAGAATCACCAGCCATGCGAAGATTGTTTAGAGCCATTCAACCCAAGTCCATGCAAGACTGTGTATTTGCCACAGCACTGATTCGACCTGTAGCAGTGTCAGGTAGAAAGAAAGCCACCATGTTCCATGACTGGAGTCAAGAACGAATGGAAGATACTATTGTGTATGAAGATGATGCTATTATTCGAATAGCAGAAGTATTAGATATAGACAAGTATGAAGCAGATATGTATCGCCGAGCATTTGCCAAAAAGAATGAAGAAAAGATATTAGAGTTTACAACTAGACTGGGTAATCATCCAAAGAAGAGTGCTATTATTGAGATGCTACAGAGTCTGTCCGGTTTTGGCTTATGTAGAGCACACGCAGTTAACCTAGGCAGATTGATCTGGGCATTGGCCTATCAAAAAGCACATAATCCAGAAAAGTTTTGGCAAGCCTGTCTCAAACACTGCCATGGATCTTATCGACGTTGGGTCTACAGAACAGAAGCCAAAAGAGTCGGCATACCGGTGATTACACCTTCCAAATCAGATCAATGGGACACTCCTGAGTTCCAATACAGAAAGTACGGTTGGTGGTCTACACGAGACTTTATGCCTGGTATGTATGTGCGAGAGCTCTATATGGACAAAGTTGAATTTGCAGGCATGATTGCTAATGGTCGAGTGTTTCGAGGTGATAAAGGCAAATATGTGACTTTTCTCACACTAGGTGTAGGCAACGGTCAATACATAGACGTCACAATACCTCGTCCTTTTTCTTATCATGATCATGATGTGGTCTGGGGTCAAGGCACAGTCAAATATTCTAATAACTCAGAATATGTGCAATGCTATGATTCAAAAGGTTTTAGATTAGAAAGTTTTGGTAAAGCGTAAGCGTTCTTTTTTGCGTTAGCGTAAATTTAAAAATAGCGGAGCGTAAATTGCGTAAGATCAGTCTTTGACAAAAAGATAATCGTGTGGTATGCCCAACTTCTGATAAATGCCTGCACAACAATAACCCATACCTTCTAGCAGTTCTTTAGCAGTAAAGTCCCCACGATTGATTTCACACAGTATCACGGGCCAACTGCTCTCAATGGTACGAACAGCACCACGAATGATTAGGGGCTCATAGCCTTCCACATCCATCTTAATAAAATCTACAGAATCGTACAGTCCAAAAGAATCCAACGTAACAATGGGTATGGCCACAGTGGAGTTACCCCATGGCTCGGTGCCTTTGACTCTGCCCACTCCCGGCTTAGTATAACGAGTGGCTTCTATCTCTCCCAGTCCGGTATGGTGGAAGTGTACTTTGTTTTTGTCTTTAACGTGCCGACTCATTTGAGCAGTTTTATCTCGAAAGTCCCAACAGTGTATAGTGTCAAAGTCCGATTCTAATACACCAGCAAACATAAACTCATCGCAACCAATATCCAGTGCTGTACGGAATTGTTTTAGATAGGGTCGACAGAACTGATAGGTTTGATCTACCTCACGCTGTTTAAATTCTGACGACATATGCATACTTATTAAATATGGGTATGCCCATACAAAATCATATATCCAACGGTTGCTCATTCTCAACCAAAAAAACTTACCAGTCTGCTCATCAGCGATTGGGTTCTCTGTTGGGATTGAATGACACTGTGATGTTGGCCAAGGGCGGTCGCGGCAATGAGAGGATTGCTAATACCACTCTGCTGTGGTTTTATCGTAATCCAGACCGATTGAAGGATACATTTGTTTCTATTGGTTGGTCATCTGCTCATCGTTGGGACTATGTGCATCGTCTCTCCACCCAAGACATGGTGGCTAAGGGTGTATCGGGTATTAAACGAGCAGTGGCAGATTTTTCCTATCAGTGGGGATCTTGGAGAAGTTGGGAACAGGATTTCTTTTTAAACGATACTGATCTGCACATTGAACACACAGCCGCAGTAAAAACACTAACCAGTATTTTAACTATACAAAACTTTTTTAAATTACACAACATTCCTTATGTGTTTTATTGGGCACTCAGCAATGACTTACCTGATGAGCCAGACATAAATGTTTTAAAAGAACAGGTAGATCAAACACATTTTTATAATTTTGATCCTGCACCTGCAGTAAAAAATAATCTGCAATCTATGTTTTCTTGGTTTACTAAAACTACCAAACAGATTGTGTTGGACAACCTAGACTATTGCCAAAGCCATTTTGAATACTGTGTTAAGAACAACTGTACCAAATCTGCAGTGGACGGTCATCCAAATCAAACAGGTCACCATCGTTGGGCTCAATTGATTTATAATTTTGTTAATGAAAAAAAGTTAATTATTTAGATAATTTTTTAATTCTTGAAATTAAATTATCTTTAAACATCCAGTGGTACTTAACGTACATTCTTTGTGCATTTTTTCTAAATAGAGTTTCTTCTTCTGGAGTAATAGATTTAATAGTAATACCTTTTTGCTCAGCATCTACTTCAAATTGATCAGCATCATCTACAGACCATCTTCTTTCTGTTCTGCCTGCACTCTGTGCCGCTTCACTGATTGCTTGTTGTTGCTCAACAGTAAGTGTGTTCCAGAATTTTTTACTGATCACAATATCAGTTATGAACATCGAGTGATTAGTTTTGTAAATGTTTTTAACTTTGTCATTGAATCTTAAGTATGTGGCTTCTACTACAGGAGTTTCATCATTAGGTAAATTTTCTTTAGTAGAAAGGTAACTTGCTTGTTCAGTAATTTCTGCACCAAGTGCAGTTTTTAATGTTTCTCCTAGCACAACTCTTGAAGTTGCTACTTTTTTAATATCTGCTAGTTGATCAATTGGTTTATGACTACCAAACACTCTGAATCCTCCAGAGTAGGTATATGCTAATCCTTTTAAGCCTTGAGATTCTAATGAATCATTTAATTCTTTTCCAATTGGTCCTTCCACAACGCTATCAACGTGATCATGATTGTTAAACATGAATGGCATATTGAATACATTAAACTGATCATTGTAGTTCATTGCAATTTGATCTACTTGGAATTGTCCCATTTCGATATCTGCTTGTTCTATTGCATGGAAAAAATCTTTGTATGCAGGTTTTGAATCTGCTGACAAATCCATTAAACTTCTTAAACTTTCGTGTTTGTTATATTTGTCTACGTATTCGTTTGCTCTTAAAATTTCTACTTCAAACTGTCCTGGTAGTTTGGCTTCAAGTTCTTGCTTGAATGCATTGGCTGTTCTGATGAACAGATACTCTGGTAAATGAGCTATGATCCATTTGATTTTTTTTGGTTGCATACAATTTTATTTATCAGACATTTGGTAAACACTGAAAAAAACAAGTACCAAAAAACTTGCTACAATCAGTAAGAACCTATATAATACACGTATGCAACTATTATTTGAGCAAAAACAGGGCATTGTGCTTGTAAACAACAAAAAACACAGTATTTTAAACAATTCTGTGTTGCTTGATATTACAGATTGCTGGCAAATTTTACAGTTAGAAACTGAAAAGAAACCATTAAAAATCACGAATATAATTTTGGATCAAAGACCTATTGATCATTTGCTGTATATCATGCACGATCATAACAATCAATGTAATTTTGGTGATCTTTTTCCTAATTCAAAATACTATATGCCTATTCATCCTAGATATGCTGTTTTTAGAAGTCGAGTATGTCAGCAACTGACAAATGGTTGGTATGGCCGGCAAATATATCATGATTACGAGTTTGTGTTGGACCAATCGATAACATTTAAAAAATCACAACCAAAACACATACAAGACTATTTTCAAATAAACACCGGACCACATTGGATACGTAAATGGGATCCAACAAGTTCTTGGTTTTTTTCTAATTCTGTAGATATTAAAGAACTTAAAAAAAATATCAATGTATCAAAATTTCCTGAAGTGCCCGGCCATGCAGACACCAATTCAGGTTGGATAATGAGGCATTTAAAGTTTACCAGTATTGAAGATTTAGAAAAGTTAGGATTAACTGAGTTGGCCGTTATTGCTAAAAAAGAAAATTTTATTTCAATTGACACAGTCAGTTGTAACACATTAAAGTCTGGTGGACACATAGGAATACATCTAGATGGTCATATGAACAAACCATCTCGGAAAAAACTTTACTTCAATTTAGATCCTTCCAATGGTGTTTACTTTAAATTTGCATCAACCGGATTGGTTCCTATGAATACTGATCGAGGTATATGGATCAATACAGACCAACACGTTCATTCTGTTGTTAATGACAGTGATAATGATCGACTAATGGTTAGTATTAGTGGCGACGTGGCATGGAAACAAAATGCTTGATATTATTTCTATTAGTTTGTTAGGTAGTTTGTTTGGTATAATTTCTGGATTAATTCCAGGGGTTGGCACTTTTACTGTGGTAGCACTGAGTTATCCATTTTTGCTTAATTTAAATATTTCAGAAATTATTATTTTTTATTTTAGTTTGGTATGTAGTGCTCAATACTTTGGCAGTGTTACTGCAATACATTGTGGAATTGCTGGAGAAGCCAGCAGTTTTCCGGCGGTGATCGAAGGAAGAAAATTGTCTGCTCAAGGCCAAGCACACGAAGCCATTGTGATATCTGGTGTTGGTAGTTTTATAGGTACCATGGTTGGTGTATTTTTTTTGTTTTTGGTCAGTATTATAGGTTATAACTTTGTTCTCACAACCAAACAATCGTTGTTACTATTTTCCCTAGTAGGACTATCGTTAATCTTTGTTTCTAAAAACAAATGGTACATTGATGCGGGGCTAATAGTTCTAGCACTTCTTTTATGTCATGTTGGCTTTGATCTTAACAGTAACATACCTAAAACAAATTTTAACCAGGTTTGGTTAAGCAAAGGCTTTTCGTATTTTTCTTTAGCCTGCTCGTTAATTTGTATGAAAGAAATTTTTTCTACAAACGACACAGAAGTTACAACAAAATATTTTGAGACACCATTCAATAAAATAAAATTGTTCTTGCAAAATTTAGGAAGTATTGTAAGAGGATCATTAATAGGCAGTCTAGGTGGGTTGGTTCCTGGTGTAACAACCATTGCAAGTAGTCATCTAGCATACAGTTATGAAAAATTTAAAAAAAGAAAAAGTTACAGTCCAGGAGATATGAATTGTTTGACTAGTAGTGAAACAGCCAACAATAGTGGTGCAATCACCTCTTTGATTCCTTTGTTAGTATTAGGCATTCCGATTACTGGCAGTGAATCTATTATCTATGTAATCTTAGATTCAAAACAATGGCAACTCAAAGACAGCATACCCACTAACTTTTTTCTTGAATACTGGTACATTCTTGTTATTGTAAATGCTATATCTTTATTCTTTGCTATAAGATTTAGTAAA